TGAGCAATGAAAGGAGAATCAGCAATAGTTCTAGCCTTCTTGCTAATCAAGAACTCCTCTGGAGGCACGTTCTCAATCGTAACCTTACCTGAGTCCTTCTTCTTTTGAACTACGATGTTATGAGTAGCACCCATAACTGGCATACCCATTGGGTCAATTACTGGCTGACCATTAGGGTCAAATATTGGAAACTCAGTCGTATCTTGTTCGACAATCTCCATGCTCTCATCGCTCATAAGCATAGCTAACTCATCGCTAGACAAGTCGTAGTAACGCTCTTTGGTTATGTCTTCTTTATCTTCCCAATACGCCTTAACAATGCCGTTCTTCTGTAGCAAGGCATCTTTAAACCAATCATGCAGGATAGCTACGCCTTCGTTATCCCTTGAGAAAACCCAGTTACAGTAGTCAGTAGCCTGTTTAGCAGTAGGCTCATCCCTTGGGCCTTGTGGCTCAAATACTACGATATTTTCTGAACCTGTAAAGATACGCACTAAGCTCGGTAGCGCACCATCAATGGCCTCTGCTACCTCACCTGTTACGATCTGAGACTTACCTTCGACTTCATTACCATAGGGCTGACGCAAATAGGCTTCTAACGCTTGCTTGCGCTGCTGAACAGTCTCGCTCTCAATAAAGCCGATTGAATCGTCAATCTCAGCTTGTAGTACCGACTTCAAGTCGTTCGTTTCCATGTGCATCCTTTGGAGGGCGACCAAGTTTCGGTCTTGTCGGTAATTGTAACTCTTTTACCACATTTTCCAATAGTTCAATGCGGTTTTCAAGTTCTTTTACTTTTGGGGCTAAATTAGTCCCTTGTCGTTCTACATACATTACACAATCCATTTCGGTGCTGAGTTAATAGGCTTAAACCACGTTGATTGGCCTTCATCCAATCCAAGGGCTAAGTAGCGAAAACTGTCACTTCCATGACTTGACCAATCGTGAAGTGGTCTTTCATAGAATATCTTACGCTTCTCGTCGTAATCTCTGCGGTAGTTTCTCAGGCAGTTTAATCCTGTCTGGACTTTAGGCACGTTAAACCAGCATCTAGGTAGGATACGTCTAACAGCCTGAATACCATCGTCTAAACCCATTCTAGGGGCTATCTTGACCTCTAATCCTGCTTCCTCAAGCATCTCAAGTCTGCTCTTACCAGTTCCTAGCTCTCTGACCCTTACGTCATGTGGAAGGATATGCTCCGCTTTAAGATAGTCGTTATCCTTAATCCACTTTACATAATGGTCTAAGCCTACGCCATGATTCTCGTAATAGTCAATCAATCTAATCTCTGAACCCACTAACTGAGCCACCCAGATACTTGTAGAGTCACCCATTCCCAAGTCCCAAGCAGTAAATGTCCTGCTTATGTCATCCCAAGGAATCTCCTGCATATGCTTCTTGTCTTCTAGCTCATTCAGGATTTGCCCATAGTATGAACCCTCTACTGCCGCATCAAAAGAACACTCAAACTCTTGGCGGTATTTATCCTCACCCATCTCGTTCTTGGCTTGCTTTAGCTCTACATCATCCACCACGCCAGTTTCTGAGGCTTTGAACTCTAGCAATCCCCAGCCGTCTTCCTTTTCTGCCCTGTCTCGCAGTTCTTTAAAGTGGTTATGGCCTTTAGGTGTCCCAATGAACAGACACCAGCCCTTACGATCTGTCAGAGCAGGTCTAACAATATCAGTCCATATCTTTGGGTTTTGATCTCCCACCTCATCAATGATTACGCCATCAAAGTATTGGCCTCGGAGTGAATCTGGATTATCTGAGCCATATAACTGAATACGCCTACCCCAAAAGTCCACTCGTAACTCTGAGATGTTGTTAGTACCGCCTAGCGGTGTAGTGTATTTAACGAGATAATCCCAAGCAACCCTCTTAGCTTGTCCATAAGTAGGCGCAATGTAAGCGTATCTGGGTGTCTCTCGTTGGTTTAGCACCGCATCACGAATTAGATGGTTTAGCGCAGCAACAGTCTTTCCAAACCTACGATGCGCCACTACTACCGCAAACCTATTTGCTTCTAATAAGTCGTGAACCTTGATCTGGTGTTCCCTTGGTGCATAGGGAATTTCGATTACTTCGCCCATGTGACAATGTGCTGAAGTGGTTGGTCAGAGTCGCCACTTATAGTTACTGAAGCCATATCAGGCATTGATTTACGCAATAGTATCTCAATAGCCTTCATGCGAGTAGGGCTTAACTCCTCGTCTATTCCAAGTGCATGATTTTGCAAAACATTTAGTAATTGACTTACTTGAATTTTCTTGCGTACATCCTCTTGATGTAACTTGTTTATTGGTCTTCCGACTGATGCCATTTTGTTTGACTCCTCTAGGGTTGGTCAAGTTAGTATCTGCTCACATTAAGCAGATTAAGTATATCACTTACCTTTATAGCGACCCATTTTCTTAGCAGCTTCCGAAATTGCAATAGCAATGGCTTGCTTTGGATTCTTAACGATTTTACCGCCCTTACCAGAATGAAGTTCGCCCATGCCAAACTCGTGCATAACAGCACCGACTTTTTTCTGACCTGCTTTGTTCAGTTTAGTTTTCATCATGTTGTTCACCATTTCACTTTGTTAGCCCAATATGCCGCACTCATCTTACCCTTGGCAATATTTTCCGCATGACGAGCCTTGAACGCTTCGTTACGCTTCGTGCCATCAGGAGAACCCTTTACGCCTTGCTGACCAAAACGAATCAGCTTCACATCCTCACCAGACTTCGCTAAAACGGCATGAGACTTGGTTGGATGGTTAGGAGTAGCCTTGGGCTTGTTATAGCCAGAAAACTGCTCTGAGCCTCGTTTAATCACTTCTTTTTAGCAGTCTTAGCTGCTTGCTTAAATGCATCCGCAGTAGGCGCACCCTTCGAGCCAACTTTACGCATACGCTCTGGAGTTTTACCAGCCGCCTTTTGCGCTTCGATGCGTTTTTTCTTTGCATTGATATTGGCATATAGTCCCATCATTCCAGCAGCTTGTTGGTTAGTCGTTCCCATATTCTTCTCCCATATCGTTAGACATATTTTCTGACATTTTCTCAGAATCATCAGTAATCGGGCCACCAGTTACCCAAGCACTACAAGTACGCATAGAAGCACACTTAAAGTCCCAAATCTCGCAGTAACCCAAGTCGCCAGCATCAATAACAGCCCATGCGTCAGTCTCTGTGTCGCCAGTTTTTAAGCCAGATTCAATGCAATCTAACATCTTTGTGGTCTGAATGAAAGCAGCACAGTTACCGCAACGAGACTTTTTAGCTTGCTCTGGTGAGTTTCTCCAGACTTTAGAGATTTCACGCCAGTAATCCATGTTGGCTTCGTTGGGGTTCATTGGGCCATAGTTAGCTTTATCAATGGCTTTTTGACGATTCTCTAGGTTTATAGATACATCGCCTGTTGCTACTGGACACGCCTCACCATTTTTCTCTTGGCTTTGTATCTCAATTTCAATTTTTACTGATGGCTCGAGTAGTCCAGACATAGCTATCCCTGTGGAGTTTGTACCATTATCTCATAAAAAAAAAGAGAGTACAAGACTCTCTAAAAACTCAATGGCAACTGAGTTAACCTATTTTAACAACTTTCCTAGCGTTTCGTTTAGCACAGTCATCTCTGTATGCTTCATAACTGACCAAATACGCTTTTGCCCATGAATACCATTAAATGAACCCTGATGGCAGTCCTTGCATAGAGGAATACAAAGATATTGCTGGTGTTGCTCAATGTGGTGAGCATCTGATGGCCCAGACTGCCCACACACCCCACATGGCAATTCTTTAATCCTTGCTAGGTGCAGTCGCTCACGAGCATTGGGCTTATTGTTCATTTCTTGCCCGAATAGCAACGGCAGTATTCCAATTAAGTTGTTTTTCAGCAATCCTTGCACATTCCTCACGTTCAATCTGGACAGCCGCTTTTGTAGCCTCTGCTGTCCAATGGTATGGCTGACCTTGCGCTTTAAGAATCTGCTTACCAAGATTGCTTTGCCTTTCTACTTGGTTAAAGGCTTCGTCTTCCTCTTGAGTCCAATCAGTCATTCTTGTCCCCTTGCTCTAATAATTTCCGATAAATAATTTTCAAACCCAATATTTTCGTCAACTATCTTTGCACACGCCTCACTCTCATGTTGTGCTACTAGCTTGGCAAAGGCTTCAAGGTCTTTACTTGTAAAAATAGCAACACTTGGCCCGTTGTAACCAATTTGTTTAGCCATCTCAATGATTTCGTCTTTAGTCATGTTTTCACCTGTAAAGATATAGGCACATAGATGCAAGCCTTGTCTTTGCTGTTAATGACATGGACTGTCGTTTTATGCTTAGACAATGGCCTTTTGCAGTTTGCACACTTTGCATCTGGATGAGATGGTTTGCAATTAAGAATCATGGCGCATAGTCTTCTGTGTATTTGTAGTTCTGCTTATGCTCTCTAAAACGCATAGCAGCTTCTATCTCTAATTCTTTCATCTGCTCATCAGAAAACAAACCTACAACATCTACCTTGTCAAACCAGACTTCAATGATTGACTCGTTGTAAGTTCCATCTTCGTCAGACTCGTATTCATAAACAACTTTAACAATTTCGCTACCTTGACCTGTTGTCGTATCAAATTCCCATGTACTCATTTTCTTAATCCTTAAAAGTACCCTTGCGAATTGCTTGGGCTGACGCAAGTATAGCAAACTAAACAAAGTATTTGCTAGGTGTTTATACCTACTCAGTAGTTTTTACGCCAACTCGCTCACTTGCTTGCTCTGATCTCCATATATCGGCCTTCATTTGGGCAGCAATCAACATGTATTTCAGAGTCTCCTCACGAATGGTAGCCTCTTGTAAGCCTCTTAATAATTCCTCGTATTCTGGGTGAGCATAAGCCTCACGCTCTTGTGCTACACCAGAATCTATTCCTTTAGCCATAGCCTCTTTCATCAGTAAAGATTTTTTTGTACGCAAGAAATTTTCTATGAACACTCTTTGAGCCTTTGCCTCTGCAAATTTGCATGAATTTTCAATGATAAATTCGATGGCTTTGTAGGGTGCTTTCACTTGACTACTCCGATCATGCGTAAAGCGGCTTCAGGGCAATCTATTCTGCACAGCGTACCACCTGTCCAATTCTCAAAAAAGTCGGCTTGTAGCTTCGTTAAACGCTTTTTAGGGCCATCTTTAATCTCCATGAGGAATGTGTGTCCCTTGTACCCAACCAAAAGGTCTACG